GCATGATGCTCGCTAAGGTCTGGCGGGATGTTGGGCTCGGACAATCGACGCTCTCGGATGAAAACCCCGTAGATAACAAGCTTTCGAACATTTCCGGCGTCGCGCCTAAGACGACGATTGAGCCAGAGGAACTGGACCGAGAGATTTACGAGTGCTATTGCGAGATTGATCTAAGGGGGTTTGAGCATAAGGAAGACGGTGGTGAAACTGGATTGGCTTTGCCCTATCGTGTTACGATGGACAAGGACAGCCGACAAGTTTTAGAAATACGGCGTTGGTGGGAAGAAGGCGATGAGAGTTTCACTCGAAAGGAAGTTTTTGTTGAGTATGTTTTTGTTCCTGCCTTTCCTGGCGTCAATCTTGGGCTGCTCCATATTCTTGGCAATTCGACACGGGCTCTTACTGCCGCTTGGCGTATTGCTCTTGATAACGGCATGTTATCTAACTTTCCTGGTGGGTTGGTTGCGCGATCTGCGGGAAAGCAGCAAACGACTAACATCCGTGTTTCGCCGGGACAGCTCGCCCCGATAGACGTTGAAGGCGTGCCGCTCAAAGACGCGATCATGCCGCTTCCGTATCGCGACGTGACGCCTGGCTTCGTGGCGATCATTCAGCAAGTTGAGCAAACCTCACAGCGTGTCGGCGGGACGGCGGAAACCTCGGTTGGCGAGGGAAAGCAAGATGCGCCGGTTGGGACCACGATCGCGCTGATTGAGCAGGCGACAAAGGTTCTCAACGCCGTTCATAAGCGCATGCACCAAGCGCAGGGCAAGGAGTTCGGACTTCTCAAGGCGCTATTCAAGAAAGACCCCAAGAGCATTTGGCGAGCCAACAAGACGCCAGCGTTCGATCAGGATGTGGTTCGGCTCACGGCGGCGTTGAATGACAAGGACATTGTTCCTCGTGCCGATCCGAACTGCTCTAGCCAATCGCTGAGAATCCAAAAGGCCATCGCCATTTACACGCTGGCCAAGGAAAACCCTCAATATTTCGATCAGTCGACAGTTTACAAGCGCATCTTCACCATGATCGGGATTGAAGATGGGGATTCCCTGTTTGCCAAGACGCCGCCTCAACAGCAACAAGACCCGTCCAAGCAAATGATGGCACAAGCTGCATTGCAGACAGCGCAGGCGAAACAGCAAGAGGTCGCGATAAAGGCCAAGATGGCGCAGGTTGACGCCACCAATGATTCGGCTGAAATTCAGGCAAAGCAAGCTGAAACTAAGGTCAAGGCTGTCGAAGCTGATACGGAATCAAAGAACCGGGCTGAAGATCGCCAGTCGGATGCGCAGATCGAGATGATGCGATTGCAGCGCGAAGAGGTTATCCACGGTCAGCAAATGGGACATGAACAAAAAGTTCATCAGGACAAGATGGACTTAGAACGGCAAAAGATCGCGGCTAAGCCGACACCCGGACTCGGCGCAGCCAAACAAAGCTAAGAATAAGGATCAAGACGATGGTTCATCCATATAAGCATGAGGCCAAGGCTGGCGAGGCGAAGAAGCTATCGTCGTTTGGTGGTAAGGCCAAAAACCATGAATTCTCCGACACGCAGCCTTACGATGGGGTTCCGTTCGTTGACAGTGGCAAAGTCAATCAGCCTCAGAAAATTCCCACTCGCAAGGCCGGCGGCCGTGTTGGCGGTGAGGTAGGCGCGAAGAGAATGGACAAGGCTCCACGCTCAAAAAGAGCGATGGGTGGCCCGATGATGGCTCCAACAGGCGTCGGCGCTCCTATGGCTCCTGGCCAGATGCAGATGCGAGCCAAGGGCGGCAAGGTTTGGGAGGGTTCTCCCAAGGACGAGCGCGAAGACAAGAACCTCGCCAAGAAGCATCACGAGACGATGGCGGAGTGGGAAAAGTCTGACGCTGATAAGAAGCATGATCGATTGCACAAGGCTGACGGCGGATCAACCGGTAGAGATGAAGGTGACTACTCGGATATGAAGGCAGCCAATAACAAGGGAACATTTCAAGGAAGGCTTGGTCTTAATTTAGCTCGCGGGACAACAGGTAGTTCGGAAACGTCTGGCGGCGGCTCTACTAAAGAGAGAAAAAGAGGCGGGCGTTCTAATCGCGCCGATGGCGGCCGCGTGAGCAAGGGCAAAGGCAAGACGACGGTTAACGTGATCGTCTCTCCTCAGGGTGGGGGCCAGCAAATGCCTCCGCAGCGCGTTCCCGTTCCTGTTCCTGTTCCTCAAGGTCCTCCGCCTGGCGCTGGCGGTCCGCCTCCTGGTGGTATGCCTCCGGGCGGTGCTCCTCCGATGGGCGGTGGCTCCATGCCGCCTCCCGGGATGATGGGGCGTAAGGCCGGCGGACGCGTTTCTGGCCCCGAGGGCGATAGCTTTTGCAAGGGGAGCGACGGCGAGAATGTGACTAAGACGATCCGCGAGAAATACGGCAACAACGGCTTGGGGCGCATTGAAAAATTGAAGCGTCAGGGCGGTTCTGTCTACACCAAGCCAACTGGCCAGAACTATTAGCATGACGAAAATCATCAGCATTAAGGGAGAACCGATATCTGCTCCCGGAGAGAAGGACGATAACGTCGTTAAAATGCTAGAGCGCTTTACCGACATGGCTCGAAATGGAGAAATATCCGGGTTTGGAATAGTGGTGATAAAGACAGATGGTAGTTTTGCCACTGATTGGCGTCATCAAGGAACCCGTGGCGCGGGCCACACTCTGGCGGCGGGGGTTTTGTGTTTGCAGCATCGGGTAGCGTCTAGCATGGCTGTTGATCCAGATGAACCTTGATACACGATTTTTCCAACTTCTTGAGAAAGAACTTGGAGAGTTACAGGAACAGCTCGCTGTTGAACTTGTGACTGGCAAAGCATCCGACTGGCCAGATTATAAATGGCGAGTGGGAAAGCTTAAAGGAGTGCGGGACGCGCTGTCTGTCGCATCAGAGATCAATAAGCGCGTTATTGGTCTCGACGAGAAAAAGGAAAGATAATGCCGGCGGTTGCAATGAACCATGTAGAAGACCCACGTGAGGTCATTCTTAAACGAGTTGGCGATCTTGAAGGCGTTGACGTTTTCGGGACTGACGTTCTGGTCGCGATCTATGAGCGTCCCACGAAAACCAAGTCAGGCATCTTCATGCCGGAGACGACGGTTGGCGAGGACAAATATCAGGGCAAAGCGATGTTGGTTCTCAAGATGGGTCCGACGTGCTTCCTTGATGAGAACGGCAAGTCATTCCGGGATATCGCGGTTGGCGATTGGGTTGTGATCCGACCTTCCGATGGTTGGGCTTTGACGCTTAACACGATGCACAGCGGAGTTTCCGTGAAGGACACCGTGAATTGTCGCATCGTTTCCGATATCGCCATTCGCGCTCGTGTCGCGCATCCTGATCTAGTTTACTAGGAGCGCGATAATGGCTGAGTTGGAAGGCGAAAACGTCACCATAACCGAAGACGCGCCGGTAACGGTCGCTCTCGAAGAAGGTGGCGAGACAACAAAGGTTGTCGAGAATAAACCTGCGGAACCGGATGAGCGTGAAGTAGCTCTAATCGATCTACGCAAACAGCTTGACGAGCAGAAGGCCCACACAGAGCGAGAACGCGCGGCGCGGGCTGAAGCCGAGAAGCTGGCTTTACAGCGGGCGGACGAGGCCACGGCGGCCAAAGGTGAGGTTCAGGATAGCAACCTACGGGTTATTCTGAACGCGATCGATGCGGCGGAACAAGGCGCGACAAATGCGGAGCGATCCTATGCCGATGCGATGGCAAGTGGAGACTACGGCGCGGCTGCGAAGGCACAGCGCTCGATGGCGCAAAGCGAAGCTCAACTGCTGCAACTTAAGAATGGTAAAGCTGCGCTCGAAGACAGGTTGGCTTCCCGAACTACCGAGGGAAGAGTTGACGATACACGTCAGCCAACTCAGCCAGTTGTGCCTCCCGGAGACCCGGTTGAGGCATTAGCGACCAGATTAACGCCCAAGAGCGCGGAATGGTTGCGATCGCATCCGACAGCGGCGGGACAAGTCAATAAGTTGACGGCGGCTCACCAGTCGGCGGTCGAGTTGGAAGGGATAGCGGTCGAATCCCCGGAGTATTTTTCCTATATCGAGCAACGGCTTGGTTTAGGGGATAAGAAGCCGGAGCCGAGGACGCAAAGCAAACCATCAATGGGGTCTATTCCTGTTTCGTCGAGTAGTTCAAGCGGGAGTTCTCGGTCGTCTGGGAATGTGATGACGCTTTCGCCGGCGGAGGTGGAGTTCGCGATTATCAATGAGCCATATTTGACTAGAGATAAGGCTCTTGAGGTTTACGCGCGCTCCAAGGCGCAGCTTATTAAGGAAGGAAAAATGAATGCCTAAAATGGATTTTGGAGACGCAATCCGAGCGCTTAAAGATAGTAAGCGCGTCGCTCGTTCTGGATGGAACGGTAAGGGAATGTGGCTTTCGCTTTCGTGCGACGGAACGAAGGAGATCGATGCGGATAAGTTCTGGTCGGCTAACAATCGCGATTATGCTAATGAACAAGGCGGAAAGGCAAAGGTTCTCCCGTCGATTACCATGAAGACTGCTACTGGTGAAATCCTCATGGGATGGCTCGCTTCGCAAAGCGACATGCTATCCGAAGATTGGGAAATTGTCTGATGACCGGGTTCGATCATAACGCAATTCCCGATGGCCGCACGCGCGAGGGCCGCGCTATGCGAGAATCCATGAAACATCAAGGTGGCGATTTGTCTAACGATGCAGCGGCAACAAGTTTGACCAGAGCAGAAGCCCGTATTCGAGAAATCCGGGGTACAATGCCGGATGGCGGAGAAACGAGAGACAAATTTTGGGCTCCCTCGCCTCCGGATGGCTTTGATTATCAGTGGAAACGCAAGAGCGTTTATAACCAAGAAGACCCGGCTTATCAGGTCGAGCTTACTCGCCAAGGATGGGAGCCTGTTCCTTTGTCGCGCCATTCCGAGATGATGCCAAAGGGCTGGAATGCGCAGACGATTGAGGTCGAGGGAATGACCTTGATGGAGCGTCCGATGATATTCACCAATGAAGCCAGAATGCGCGAGGATCGCGCGGCACGCGAGGCCGTGATGACCAAAGAGGCGCAGCTTCGTTCGAGCCGCAAGGGCGATCTCGGCAATCGCGAGGTTTTGGCTTTCAACAAGAGCCGAGAAGCTATCGCTATTCCAGATGGGGAATAGTTTGACAAGTTCTAAAAACTAAGATAATGGAGGAAGTAGAGATAAGCTTTCTCCATTTTTAGCTACTGATAAAGGCGAATACGGCAAGCGCCGAACGCCAGAATAGCCGGCCCGCGCTGGGCAAGGCAAAACCCACTCTCCACGGATAGAGCGCCTCTAGCCACGGAACCACCCTAAAGAGGGCGGTCATGGCGAATACACAAGCCTACTTTGGCTTCTCGCCGGTTTCGACCAGCAATGGTCCGGTAAACTGGCGGATGTCCACCCGGCGCATTGCGTCGGGAAATGCGACTGCGATTTATAAAGGCGATCCGGTAATGCCGGTCGTTTCTTCGGCTACTGGCTACATCACTCAAGGCGCTGCTGGCACCACCACGCTTGCTGGCATCTTTTGGGGTTGCCAGTATCTTTCGGTCTCCCAGAAACGGACCCTCTGGTCGTCTTATTGGCCTGGTTCGGACGCGAGCGGTGACGTTACCGCATATGTCATCGACGATCCGAACGCGCGGTTCAAGGTTCAAGCCAACGGCTCCAATATGGTTGTTACCGGCTCGACCACGACTTGGACCTCTGGTCCAGTTGGTCAGTTGGCGCAATTCACCATCGGAACTGGTTCCACTTCAACGGGGCTGTCGGGAGCTTACATCTCCTCGGTCGCGACGACTGGAACATTCCCGTTCATTGTCGCGGATATGGTTCAAGACCCGCCTGGCGTGAACGGATCTGATCCGACGACGAATTACAATTATCTGATCGTGGCCTTCAACAATGAATGGCTGCGCGGTAATAGCGCCATCACCGGCATCAGCTGAGGAGCATGAACAATGGCTGTTAATCTCGCTGCCATTAAAGACCTGCTCCTGCCGGGTCTTCGTGGCGTAGAAGGAAAATACCCCCAGATTCCGAGCCAGTGGGATAAGGTCTTCGAGAAGACCAAATCCAACATGGCGTTGGAACGAACCGCTGAAATGCGCTATCTCGGTCTTGCCAATCTCAAGACCGAAGGCGGCGCGGTGAGTTTCGACAATAACGCAGCGGAGCGTTATGTTTGGAACCAAGAGCACTTTGAGATCGGTCTGGGCTATGCGAT